CTGCAGAATTAGATACACTTAAAAATCAATTGTTTGTACAAGGTATTACAGAAATGAGAGCTGCTTCTCAAACTGGTGCTGCAGTTGGTAACGTAACAGAAAAAGAAGGTTCTAGATTTGAAAATTTACAAGCATCCTTGCAACAAAAGAAAAAGTTTAAAGATATTGTTGCTGAACTAGAAAGATTAGATAAAGAAATGGATACGACTGAAAACCGTATTTCTAATGCTTACAATAGAACATATAGACCAGCAGAGTTTGTTATAGAAAATAGATATGAACGTGGCTCTTATAAAGCACCAACATCCGCTAAAGATGTTCCGTTAAATAGCCCATCTGGTGCAAAAGGAAACTGGGGAATTAGGGAGATTAAATAATGCCTAGATTTGAAATTACTGCTCCAGACGGAAGATTGTTTGAAGTTACAGCACCAGAAGGTGCATCTCAAGCTGAAGTATTAGCTTATGCACAACAAAACTTTGGCAAACCTTCTACTACATTAGGTCAAAAAGCATTAGGTGTTGGAGAGACTGCATTAACTGCAGGTACTGGCATTATAGGTCAACTATTAGGCAATGTTGCAGGTGTTGGCAAAGAGTTTGTTACTGGTGACTTTGGTAAAGGAACTGCTGAAAAAACTGCTGCAAATGTTCAACAAGCACTTACTTATCAACCTCGTGGTCAAGTTGCTCCAGAATATTTACAAAACATTCAAAGTGCAGTTGAAACTTCTAAACTTGCTCCTACACCATTGTTACCTAATACAGCAAGCATTGGATTTAGAACAAGAGCTAAAGTTCCTACTTCTGCAGAAATTAAACAACAAGCAGGCAATCTATACAAACAAATAGATGATGCTGGTGTTTTAATTAAATCAGAACCTTTTGGTCAATTAGTTAATCGCATTAAAGTTGATATTGGTGGCAAAATTAGACAGGTTAGACAACCTAATGTTGTAGACGCTATTAATCAATTAGATGAAGCTACAGGTTCAGCAATGAATTTAAGAAAATTACAAGACTTAAGGTCAAGTATTTCTGAAATTAAAATGTCTAAAAATATGTCTGAAAGTAAATTTGCTGGTGACATTGTAAAAGAATTAGATGATTTTGTAGATAATCTAGATGCTTCTAAACTTATCTCTCCAGCTAAAGGTGATTTAGAAGCTATTAAATTAGTTCCTCAAGCTAGAAATTTATGGAAGCAAGCTAGAAAATCAGAGATGCTAGATGAAATATACAGAAAAGCTGAAATTAAATCTACTGACCCATATAACGATGTTGCATTTGCTACTAAATTAAGAGCTGAATTTAAAACTTTAGCAGCTAATAAAGATAAACTTCGTGGATTTTCTGCAGAAGAAGTTAAAGCTATTGAACAAGCCGCAAAAGGTGGAAGAATAGAAAATGCTTTAAGAGCTTTTGGTCAAGGTGGAGCAGGAGATAAATTTTCTGCTACTGGTGCTATTGCTGGTGGAGGTTTATCTTCTTTAGCATTTGGTCCAGAATTTGGTAATGCTATTGCTGGTCCCATAGGTGCTATCATTGGAGCCAAAACTATGCCAGCACTTAAAGGTGCATCTAGGTCAGCTGCTGGTGCATTAGGAAAACAAAACCTACAAAATGTTATGGATTTAGTTAAGACTGGTGGAAATCCTTATGCTGGTATTAATTTATTTCAAGGCAATACTGCACCATTAAATGCTGCTGGTTTACTAGCACCTTATATCACTAACCCAGATGATTTAAAAAGTTTATTAGGACAATAATGAGCAACGAAATCGACCCAATACAATATGGCAAACTTATTGCCCAAGTTCAAAACCTTCAAGATAAGGTAGAGAACCTAGAAACAGATATTAAACTACTCCTAGAGCTTGCAAACAAGTCTAAAGGTGGATTCTGGGCAGGTATGGCTATTGCCTCTGCTATCGGTGGTTTTATGACATTTATAGCTAATCATTGGATGGGCAAATGACATTCATTACAGAGAACAATATAGCAAACCTATATTCAGCTCTGATAGAAATGCCTATATTTGACGAGTATAAACTACCGCCAGCATCTAAAGTAGACTTTGTAGTATTGCATGACGACACTATATGTGGTCAATATGAACCGCCAGAACAAGGTGACCCTCATATTATAACTATATCTACTGCACGTCATTCTCATCTATATCCTGTCTTAATGACTCTATGCCATGAGATTATACATATGTGCGTATATCTAGACTCACCTAAAACAGAACAGTATGCTAGTCATAAAGGCTTATTCTTAAAACTACAAAAACGTGTAGCCAAGATGTATGGCTTTGACCCAAAGGAGCTTTAATGTTAGGTTCAATCGTATCTTTAATCTTACCAGCTTTAGTACCTGCGTTTGCTGATGGTGCTAGAGGTCTTATTGCCAAGTTTACAGGTGGTGCTGGTGGACAGCCACAAAACATAAAAGAACGTATAGAATTAATGCAAGCAGAAGCTGCAAAATTACAGGCTTTGGCTGCATTAGATAGCCCTAGTGGAGAACCTTCTAGATGGATTATAGACCTTCGTGCATCCTTTAGATACATCATTATTAGTGCTATCATGTTGTTTACAGCAATTGTAGTATTTAACCCAGATGTTGTGGGTGCTACTGTAGTTGCAGTATTCCTTGACATGACTGGAGCTTGTATGTCTTTTGTTATTGGCGAAAGAATGTACTTGACGCTTAAAAAATGATTGTATTAAATTTAATGAATTTTATTGGATTATCCTTTCTTAAATTAATTGTTGTTGCTTTATTATTTATAGCTATGGGATTTTCTTTAGCATTTATAATAGTAATGAAAAAACTTACAAACGCATTGGAATATATTAATTCTTATGTTGATTGAAGTTAAAAGATTTGAATTTAAAGATACGCATACAGTAGGCAAGATGTATGTAGACGGTGTGTATGAGTGTTATACATTAGAAGACGTAGTTAGAAATGGCACTAAAGTATTAGGCAAGACTGCTATCCCTACTGGTGAATATAAACTCATTATAGACGCTTCGGCACGCTTTAAACAGGACATGCCACACATATTAGATGTTCCTAACTTTACAGGTGTTCGTATTCATTCTGGCAATACTTCAGCAGATACAGATGGATGTATATTACTTGGCTCAACATGGGCAGGTAAAGACTTTATAGGTAATTCTAAAATAGCATATAACAAGTTCTTTGATAAATTAAAGAAAGCTAAAACAGCTACTATTAAGATATGTTAGAATATTTTATCTGTAGTTTTCTTTGTGCTATTGACCATTTAAAGTATATATTACTGTTTTTATTAGCATATATGGTATATAATAGATTATCTAAACACTAGAGACTATTATGAAAATCTTACTTATTGATATAGAAGTAGCACCAAATACTGCTCATGTCTGGGGTATCTTTGACCAGAACATCTCTATCAACCAATTACTAGAATCATCTTATACTTTATGCTATGCAGCCAAGTGGTATGGTGAATCTAAAATCATGTTTGACTCTATTCAAAAATCTGGCAAACAAAAGATGCTAGACTCTGTGCATAAACTTCTTGACGAAGCTGATGCCATCGTTCACTACAACGGTTCTAGGTTTGACATACCCATACTACATAAAGAGTTTTTACTCTCTGGTATGCCACCTCCAGCACCCTCCAAACAGATAGATTTATTGCAAGTAGCAAGAAGACAATTTAGGTTTGTTTCTAACAAACTAGACTATGTATCACAGGCTTTAGGATTAGGTAGTAAAACAGAACATGAAGGTCATGCTTTATGGGTCAAGTGTATGAATGATGACCGTAAGGCATGGAAAATTATGGAAGAGTACAATAAAAACGATGTTGTGTTGTTAGAAAAGGTTTATGATAAGTTTAAGGCATGGATTAAAAACCATCCTAATCATAATGCGTATTCCGCAAATGCTTGCTGTCCAAATTGCGGTTCTAGCAAATTACAAAAGCGTGGTACTGCTATTACTACAACTAGACATTATCAGAGGTTTCAATGCCAGCAATGTGGGACATGGAGTCGAGCAGCGAAGGCGGAACAGTTGTCCAAAGAGTCCGCTATCAGCATATAAGGAAAATTATGAATATAGAGAAATTATGTGAGCATATCGTAGGTAAAATGATAGTAGAAGCAGAATCATACTATGGTGAAGATGTGCTTATTTTGGTACTAGATGACGGAAGCCACATCGAGATTAGCGGTGATGGGCTTTCCGTATATTCAGAAGTGCCAGAACTAGACGATTAATCGTCAGTCATTTCAAGTCTTTGTAGCTGTGCTGTAATTTCTGGTGGATTGATAGCAACTTCATCTTTCATTACTTCCACCAATCTGTTTTTATACCATTCAGATTTCTCTAAATCCTCTTCTGGTCTGCCTTTAAATGGGTATCTTAAATCATACTTCAATTTAGAACCTTTAAGGTATCCAATAAATTCTTCTTTAGTCAAACGACTAGCAATAATATCTATTGCCTCTAACCCACCTACCAAATAGTGCTTTGGATGATTTACATTATCCATGTGCTGCCTCCCTTTTTAAAGATTTTTTCATTCTATTTGCTGCATTTCCCATTCGTGCTACCATACTTTTACTTGATGTTGGCTTAAGTTTAATTAAACCTTTACTTGCTAAATCTTTTAACTTATCACCATTTATCTTAAAATGTCTTCTAGCATCTGTATTTGTTCTACATAATGGTGAATCTATAAATGCTTGTATCTCATCACAGAACTGTCTGTTATAGCTTCTTGGTGCTCCCATATTAAACTCCTACTAAAGACGATTTAACATATTTAAGTATTCCATAGTTCCATCCTCGCATTGTACACTCTATTAGCGTATAGTCAAGTAATAATTCATCTATTTTACGTCTATTGTATGCACTATGAAATTCTACCAAAAATATATTAGGAAAATGCACTAGGTTTTCCAGTATCTCAATCTCTGCACCTTCTGTATCAATCTTTATAATATCGCATTGTGGCAAGTGTTTAGCAGACATAACTTTAACCATTTCGCCTTCTTGTCTTTGCTCCTCACCTTGAAACATACTAGCCTCACCACAGTTATGCAATCCATAATACATCATGCGTTCACCGTCTTCTTTACCTATGGCTATATTTCTTACAGCTATATCAGTTCCTTCAATATTCTGTCTTAATAGGTCGTAATTAGCCTTTATAGGCTCATAGCAATCAATTTTAGCATTGTTGAAGTACTCATGTGCCCAAACTGCAAACCCCCCTACATTAGCTCCTATATCAATAATATAGGGATTATCTACTTTACCTACAGCATACTCACCTTGAAATATTTTACCAACGTGAGCAATCATATCATTTGGTATTATCATTTTTTAAAATCTTTCTCTGTTAATACAGGAACGTCTTTCTTTGCATCATTCAACATCATTTCTAGAGTCTTTACAACTTCTTCAGGACTACCACCTACAATATCGTCTCGTTCACTATAAGCCATTAGCTTACCATTTTTTTTATAAAAGACTTCGTTTAAAGCGTAGTAAATCTCTTTAGTTTCTGGACATTTACGTTTCATAATTCTATAGTTCCAAGTCATTTTTGTTTTCCTAATTCAGCATTATCTTTAAGCATTTGCCCTAAAGACTTTTGTCCAGCTTTCCATGCTTCCCACATCTTTTCATCATCATATTGTAGTTTGCATAGACTAGGGCTTTGTAGAAAGAATCTCTCATACCATAGTGTAAACGCTTGTTTTTCAGGTCTTATTATGTTATGAGGAAATGGTTTTTTAATTGGGTCTTCTATCATTTATCTCTCGTCCTTCAAGGTTAATTTACCTATGTAATGATATTCTATGGGTGTTTCGCATAGTTTATCTGGGTGACAAAATCTAACCTCGCCTTTATGGTTCGCCCAAATATAATAATCAGTAATGATGGGTTGTGGTTTAATGCGATATTCATAATCTTTATCCCATTCAATAACAGAATATACTTTTTCCCATCTATCTCCATACCACATTTCTATTTCAGCACCATCAGCCCATGATTTTA